ATTTTGTATTCATGATTTCTTCAAACCTAAAATATTCCTGTTCTGCAAAATAAAGACTTTCTGGACTCATCATAACCTTAATTATTTAATGCATTGACTTAATTATCAATACATGGTAAATATACGAAAGATATCCCGTGTATCCAAATTTTTACACGGTTCTCTTTGAAGTTGTTTTAAATGTATTTGTATATGGTTTGGGTTTAGGATTTTCAATATCAAATAATGCTTTAACATGATTGAATATTTCTATATTTTTTTCCTGAGTACGAGGGGATTCATATACTTCCCAATTTTTACCTTTTAAACGTTTACCTGATTTATCTTCACCTCTAGATTTAGATTTTAACCATAAAACACCTACTCTATCAATTTTTTTTCCATAACATTCTTCATAACATTGAGCATAAATTGCTCCTTGTAAATCGTAAGTTGTTTGTAAATGGTTAGATGTTTTAAAATCTATAATCCAACGTTCCATTTTACCATCTATCTCAATCTCACATACTAAATCACAGGTACCTGCTACTTNAATTTNNTCTGANAATAAATGTACTTCTGCTTCTATTAATGTTGGTTTATAAGTTTCCCAAAAGTCTACAAAACGTAAAAACATTTGCCATACATGAGCAGGCATTTTAGGATTACCATCTTTGTATAAAAATGTAATTTCTTTACCATTTAACCAATCTTCAATCATTTCATGAACTAACGTTCCCTCTTCTGCTGCTTTCTTAACAATCCATTCAGCACTATAACCTACTTTTTTAAGCCAGTCTTCAAAATACTTACCTTTTGGATAAGAACTTAAAACATGCGTTACTGAAGGGTAATAATTACCGTTACGTCTATAATACCTTGAATCAGGCATTGTAACTTGTTGATAATCATCTGAAATTTTTAATAATCTTTGGTATGATTTTTTGATCATATTGATAGTTTTTGTTCCATTAAATCGTAGTAGGTTAATGGTAACGTTGTTTGTATTAGTTTTGTGAAATTTTTAAAACCCATTTCACTCGGATCCTTATCTTGTAAATCTACAAGATAGACTTCTTTACCTTCTGCCATTAATTTTTCACAGAATTTTAAAGCTTGTTTAATTGCATCCCTATCTAATGCAATATAAATTTTATCTACTATAGAAGTAACTATTCTTTTCATTAAACTACTTTGAATATTTTTACCTAATAATGGGATAGCATTTCTTTTTATAGCTATGGCATCAAATAGCCCTTCACATAAGATAATAGGGATGTTCCAATTTATCAAATGTTCATTAGCTACTATATCTCTTGATGCCTCTGGGTTCATGTATTTATAAGTTGTGTCTGCTTCAAATGAACGTCCTGTAAAATAATTTAGAGAACCATCTTTATTATATGTAGGTATAATAATTCTATTTCGATATTTACCTTTAGAACAGTACCCTATGTTATATTTAATAATATCTGCTTGCGTTATATTACGTTTTTTAAGGAATGCTAAAGCATGTCTTGCCATAATATCGGTTTTGATATTTGGATTGAGTAAACTAACGTATTCTTGTGGTAATCTCAACGCATTTGTGGTGTGTTGTGTTTTGTAAGTTACAGATGATTTAACTAGTGATTTTAGTTCTGTAAATTTAGAAGAATCTACTTTTAACTGTCTAAATAAGTTATAGATGGTTGTACCTCTCATATCACATGACCAACAATGCCATGGATTTTTACCTTCTCTATTTTCGGTTAAGTTAACCTCTAATTTTCTAGTTTTATAGCAGAAGGGGCAATCATAAGCATAGTTGTTCCTAGCAGTTGGTTTTCCAGTCCTTAAAACCGAATTTACTAACGTAACTAATAATTGGTTTACCATAAATGGTAATATATAAAACTATTTGTGTTCCTCCACGAAATCTTCAAATTCAATATCTACTAAATCTTTTGTGAAAAATTTACCTAAAATATTATCGTTAAAAAATTCATTTGGTTTTTCCAATACTTGGTAAATCATTTGATATTTAATTTCAAAATAAGTAAGTGATTTCTTATTAGGACACATTTTTAAAATAGTACGTTCAAATTCATCTTTTTTACCTTCTAAAAGTAACTGTTTAATATTTGATTGAGACCCATAATATGTTTTCCAATCTGATTCTTTAACTACTAATTTATATGAAGGTCTTCTACCTACTATGCCTTGAAGTTTAGCTAAGTCTTTTTTACCTAGCTTTTGTTTTCTGTTATGAAATAATACTTTCTTCCCAATATAAGATTTTCCAGTAGGTTTATGTGTTGTTATATAAACAAACCCAAATGTATTTTCAGGAAATTGAGTGATATCTTTTATAGTATGGGTTTTATAAGTCCAACTCATATTTTTTTATTTATTAAAATTAAATGTTAATATAATTAATAACCTTTATAAAAACAAATTATTTATATAAATAACTTTAAACAACAAGTGTCATATCTAATTCAAAAAGATCTGTCCCATTATTACTAAAATAAATGCTATTACCTTTAGCACTTCCTGAAATGAATATCATACCAGGGCTTAATGATGGTGTTGTTTGCCATTCATGAAGTTTTAATATACCCCCTACAGTAGCGGCATTTAAAGAACCAGTTATTGTTAAATTATTTACAAACGTGGTATTTGAACTACCAGCAGTTATATTAGAACCTATAACATGAGTATTAAATTGACAATTTGCTATAGTATTATTACATCCTCCTATAATTGAAGAATAATTACCAATTGTACCAGTATCATTTATAGTATTACAAATTCCTCCTCCTATATAGGAACCTTCAGTATTTATTGTATTTCTACATCCTCCTCCAACATTTGAAAAACAATTATTAGCTTCATTAGCATTACTAACAGGTTGGATACTACCCTCACATAAACCTTCTTCATACATAATAGAAGTTGATGAAGTTAAATATGTATTTGAATCTAAAGTACCGTCACCCTTAACAAATTGATCGGATGTCCCATTTACAGATTCTATTAAACCTGTATTATCGTGTCTTAAGACTCCATTAGATGCTGGTAGGTTGGTGTATAATATTTCATCACTAAATGTTTGTGCAGCATCAAATGTTTTTTCAGCAGTAATAGTTTGTGATGTATTTAAAGTGACATAATTTGTTAAATCAGCTGTGGATGCTGCTCCTATATCAGATAATACTTCTGCACCAGTTCTATATTTTACTATCCCTCCATCTGATACTAGAAATTTATCTGTATCTGTTGTAGCATTATTTATAGTGCTAATCGTTGCATCACCAGCGACTTCTAATCCAACTCCATTTATTAATTTTAAAGTATCTCCAGTTTGTCTTGATACAATATTATTTACACCATTTAGCTTTACAGCTGTTTCTATTAAACCATCTTCTATATTCGCAGTTGCATCAGAAATTTTAGCGGTTATTTTGGCATATATAACTTCTCCTCCCCCATCATTTTCACCATTAAATTTAAATTGACCTAAATAATCTCCATCAGAAGGTGATAGGGAATTTCTCCTTAAAGTAATAATAGGACTTGCTGTACTACTATCTTCATTTGTTGTTATTAATATATCTTCACTTGTTGTTGTAGATATAATTGAAAGTTTATCTCCATCCCAAGTTAAATTACTATCTCCCTCTACAGTATTAGAATCAGTAAATATTGCTAATTGGTTATTTGCAGGAGTCCCGGTTTTTGTTACATATTCTGATGGGGTTTCTCCTCCCCATGCATTATATACATCTTGCCAATTATTTATTTGGGTTGGTCCAAAATTATCAGAAGTCCATATTCTTCTTACATCTGTACTATCATGAACAAACATTCCAATTGGAGATGTACCGTTATAATTTCCGTAGTCTATAGTAGTACCTGTATCATTTTCGTCATAAGCAATTTGACCTGCTGTTGATAAAGCTGTGGGTTCACTATTTGCTAAAATTATAGTATCAAATTTTCCATACCCATCTATTACTTGTAATCCTACACCACCTATATTAGAAGAAGCATTAGGACCAAAAAATGAAGCTAATTGTGAACCTGATGAATGGAAATTTATATTACCAGCTCCTGCTTGGTTTTCATCAGCTCTTAATTCTATATTTTGTCCTGATTGTATATAGATACTGCCACCGGTTGAATATATTGCTTCAGCAGAAGTTGAAGGTGTTATTACATTATTTGAAAAAGAAATATAATCAGGTTGTATTTTACCGACTGTTGTTATATTTCCTGTAGATCTATTTATAGTTATTTTACTTGCAAAAGAATCTTCAGCATCTCTTATTGATATATCATTAGAACTTAAATCAAAAAATGTTGTGGCTGCTGTACCTTGTAGTTTTAATCCAAAATCAGTTGTACCTTGACCTACACTCCCAATTCTTAATTGAGTACCATCATCATATGTGGTGTTCCCTGAGGTTTTACTATCATCAGTATCACTTCTAAGGAATTGTGTTGAATTTAAACTATCAAGGGTTTCAGCATCTACATTATTTAAACCTGAACCATCTCCCTCAAATGAACCTGAAAATGAGCCAGAGTTAATTATAATTGAATATGTAGAATTATCTCCTTTTTCAAATTCAATACTTCCATTACTATATGAAGAAGTAACTAGTAATGAACCTGTATTTATAGGGCTTCCTGCAGAACCTGTATTTACTGTTATACTAAAAGTACTACTATCCCCTTTTGTAAAAGTAATTTCATTTAAACTAACAGAAGCAGTAGTTAATAAAGAGCCTGTGTTAACAGGTGTAAAAGAGCCTGTGTCTATTGTTACTGTTTCTGTTGTTCCATCCCCTTGGTTAAAAGTAATAGTATTAAGATTAACAGAAGAGGATATGTAAAAAGATCCTGTATTAACTTGTATAAAAGAGCCTGTGTCTACTAAGATTGGGAAAGTTGAACCATCTCCTTTTGTAAAGGTAATTTCATTTAAGTTAACAGAAGCAGTAGATATGTACGATGAGTCTGAAGGAATATCACTTACTAAAGCAACTGTTCCATTATTGTTTGGAAATAATATAGTATTACTAGCATTACCAAACCCAGGGATAGTACCTGTTAATCTAGTAAAGCTTTCAAAAAGACCATCATCTACCTTAATAACTATAGAACCAGTTTTAATTTCCGTATAATTTGTTGTAACAGGGAACCCTCCAGTTACCTCAACTTTAATATCATTTGTGGTTACACTTCCGTTATCAGTAATTTGTTGTAATGTATTATTTACATCTAAAGTAAAAGTACTACTATCACCTTTTGTAAATGTTATTTCATTTAAGTTAACAGAAGCAGTTGTTAAAAGTGAGCCTGTATCAACTTGTGTAAAAGAGCCTGTGTCTACTAAGATTGGGAAAGTTGAACCATCTCCTTTTGTAAACGTTATTTCGTTTAAATTAACAGAAGCTGTTGTTAAAAGTGAGCCTGTATCTGCTTGTGTGTTAGGTTGCCATGTTCCATTACCGTTAGCATCTGTTGTTAAAACATATCCTACTACGGGACTATCATCCATTGTAAAACCTCCATCTTCAATAGATAAACAATTTACAAATGTAGTACAATCTTTTGATGAAGTTATATTTGAACCTACAATAAAAGCCGAATTATGATTATTACGGTTGCCATGACCTCCAAGAATTACTTGTCCTTGTCTGCCTGAAGAACCAAATATTGTATTATTACAACCACTTCCTATAAAACCAAAACAACTATTAGCTAAAATTTTATTATTACATCCTCCAACAATAACATCATTTTTACACCCACAAGCAATATTTAAACATCCTCCTGCTATTATTGAACCCTCTGAAGTTACTGTATTTGAATCTCCCCCTAATATTGAGCTATAATAACCAGAAATTGTATTTCCTTCTCCTCCTCCAATTACTGAGTATTTTGCACCTGCGGCACTACAGTTATTATCTCCCCCACCTATGAAAGAATTACCACAATCTGCTACTATATTACATTGTCCCCCTACAATTGAAGTATAATTACTTAGTACATTAATATTATTACTATTACCTCCACCTATAAAACTTGATATACCTACAGCACAATTATTTTGACCTCCGCCTATAGTACTATAAATTTGAACTGCAGAATTATTAAATCCTCCTAATACAGAAGAATATAAATTACAAACTGAATTATCACAACCACCACCTATAATTGAATATATACCTGCAAATGAAATTAAATTATCACAACCACCACCTATAATTGAATTAGTACCTGAAGCATTGTTGTTTCCTGTAATGGGTTGGATTGAATTAGATCCTAATCCTCTTTCATATATTTGTTCAAAAATACTACCTGTATCTATGATTATAGGAAAAGTTGAACCATCTGCTTTTGTAAAAGTAATTGTATTTAAATTTACAGATGCTGTTAATAATAATGAACCTGTACTAGTAGGGTCAAATATACTAGAAGTAGGCATTTTTAATATTTGTCCTGTTGTATTATTATAAGATAATATATAAGGTTGAGTGTTAGTTATTAAATTGTTAGGTTCTATAAAGTATGAACCTGTTAAAGTTAAAGATCCTGAGATTAATATATCATAATCTTGGGCACCTGTAAAAGCATCAGTGGATTGGGAAACATGCCAAGATTGAATTGCAAGTCCTTGTTGGATTTGAGATTGATATTTAAATTTATTTGCCATTATGTTATAGTAATTTATTATAAATATGGTCTACCTATCTATATTTACTAAAATAGTAGTATCTGTAGTAGGGGAAGATTGTAATGGTTTTGCTAATTTACCTACTGCTAATAACTCAAAATCCTCATTATATAAACCTATAGTAGTAATGTATGGGCTAAAATATGAACTGGTTACAAACCCCAATGGAGTACCTATTGAAGCTGTATTTTCCCATTGTATGTTACTTCCTGAAAATATTGTTGGGATTTGACTTCCTGTTATAATACTAGGATTTAAAGAATAATTAAATTCATTTTCATTTAGAGTTACTTGATATTGTGTTTCAAATAATTTATATGAGCTAGAAAAAGACATTGTTACTTCGCTAGACGTTATAAAAAACTCTGGGGATAAATTAATGGCTGTTACTGAATCTCCATATTGTAAATCTCCGTATTCTGTAATACCATATTCACTATCAGCTGTTAGTTCAGTTCCTTCACCCGAAAAAAGAGTTACTATACCATGCTGGTATATAATATTTCCATCTATTAAAAAATATTCTGATGAAGGGGTTGTTGGGTTAGGATTCCATAGTAATCTTCCTTCACCATCGTCTTTTATAGAACCGCTAACAGGATGTGATATAAGAAAAGAATTAGGTTGTACATAATCTCCAAATAATTTTGAAGGTATTGAAATTACACCTATTTCAACAGAAGGATCTGATATACTGGAAGTTGGGAATCTTTTATTAGGCCAAAGAGTTGTTTGTTCGTAATTATAAAAATTTGTTTGTTGTATATTACCAATTAAAGTGTCTCCTTCTCTATTAGCTCCCAATAAAATACTTGAAGTTATAGCATTACCTGTAAACCCCCTACTACCTGATATGTAGTTAGAGTAGTATAAATGTTTAATAGAATCATAAACTAAGACTTCTGGGAGTTGTTGGTTTGGAATATTACCTGTAAGAGTACTTCCTGATGTAAAAAAGTCTCCACTTTTACCTAAATATCTATCTATACCAACATCAGAACCCGTTAATATATCTCCCCCTTGAAAGTAAAAACCTTTATTTACTTCAAGTGGAGAAACTATTAAATCTTGCGTGTTGAATTGTTTGTAAGCGCTCATTCATTTTAGAAATCTAGTTTAACTCTAACAAGAGCTTCTTTTGTAAAATCTTTTTGTATTGGTCTTGATAATTTAGCTACAGCTAGTAAATCATTTGAATCATTATACAACCCAATTGTTGTTGGAAAAGTTTGTGGGTTATTAATAAAATAAGGATAAATTACTTCACCTGTTGAACCTGATATAAATGATGGGTTTTCTGTATAATTATATTCATTATTTCTTGCTCTAACAAATACAAAGTCTGAAGTTAGAGTCTCTTGAGAGTTTAATTCAAAAACATTACCTTGATCATCACCTACTGAACCTGAAATGTGATTATATAATTTAGCTGGATTATCTCCAAAAGTATTTGATCCTGAATTTGTTGCTAAATTTATACCTCCACCAGTTGCTGTATTATCATTTAATGCAGCCGCATTTAATAATATTGTTGAGATATCTGGGAGGAAAAGACCATAAGATCCACTAGCTTCATTATACCCTAAACCTCCATCATATGATGAACCATCTGAACCTGAAATTATTTGGTATGCTCTCATAGTACCATAGTAGGTAGGTAGTGTTACTTGGTTAGAATTATCTGTTAAAGATATTTGAGTATAGTTATTATTTGAACTTGATAAAACTAAATTTAAAGAACCTGGGAGTAGAGATTGTTTATATCTTGCTCTTTCTATACTAATAACATAAAAATCATTATCTGCGCTTCCGGTGAATGATGGTCCCCAAGTAAAATCAGCATTTTCATCTTCTAATACTAAGGTTCTATATTGACCATAAATAGTTGTAGTTGGAGATTTAAAAGATACACTACTATCAAAATTTACTCCACCACCTCCATTTTTATTAGCATAAGCTATTTGAAATTGTACAGCAGCCGTTGTATCATTAGAAGAGGTTTGGTATACACTTAAATAGTAAGGACCTGATGTCCCCCCAGCTTGTACTGAAGAGGTAAAAAATGTATTTAATGAGGGAGAGTTATTACTCCATACTGTTGATGTTACAGAATCTGAACTTACTACAAAGTCTTCTGGGTCTAATCTTTTAAATGCCATATTTTTATTATGTTAATGATTGTTGTGTTATAGTTACAGGAATAGTTAATCGTGCTCCACTATCCAATCCTGTTACAGTTAATGTAGTTCTTAATTGAGTATTTGAACCAAATAAAGTATTAACAGTAGTTGCTGTTAAATTGATTTGTGTTCCAATTACAGTTTTAGAAACACTTGTTCCAATTGTTTGAGTAGCATTGGCATTAGCATTAATAGCAGCATCAGTTTGGATTCCTTGACCTGCAAATGTACTCAATAGCCTTACATCTCCTATAGTTGCACTATACCCAGAGGTTTCAAATATTTGCTCATTACCTAAGTAATTTAAGGTTTGAGGTGTTATAGATAATTGTGCCCCTTGTTTTAAAGTAATAGCAGCATATCCTAAATCTAATACTGGAAGTTTAGCTGTTCCTCTTGGGAGAGTAGTTAATTTATATTTCATTATTTGAAGTTCACTAGGAAATGCTTCTAATAATGGCATATTATCAATTGCTTCTCCATAATAAGCAGAACCTGATGGGTGATTTGGATTATAAAGTGTATAATCTATTTCATCATCTGATAAAGCAAATTGTGTAATTTGAAATGAACCATCATTTCTAGCTAATAATTCTCTGCCCTTTGTTGTTAAAATAGCATCAACTGTTATGACTGCATTATTTAAATATCCCATTTATTTTATTTTTATTTTTATTATAAATATATATTCTGTTAAGATTCTATTACTCCTTTTGAAATTAAATCATTTACTATTATAGAAGCACTTTGTATTAAATATTCCGTTGGGAAATCAGGATACAATATACCAGGAGTAGTTGCAATTTCCAAATCACTAAATGAAGCAGTATAATCTCCATTACTATCTATACTCCCACTTAAAGCAAATTGAGCTGAACCTGTATTTATTACTTTTTTACTAATACTACCACTTGATAAAATACCATACGGAAATGGAGTATCTAAATATAAAGATCTAGGAGAAGTAATTGGTCTTCTTACTAAAAAGAAATCTTTATTTATAGAACTATCCACAGGTTTATCTAATTTTACTTTTAACCTAGCTTTACCATCACCCTCTACATTTTCAGAAGGTGCAAAAACTTCTATAACTCTATAAGTAAAATTTTCATTATTACCAAATCTAAATTCATCACCTTCTTTTATTTCTAAAGGATATTCTATTCTATCAAAATTAGTACCTCTAGGTTCTACATTCCCTGGGAAATATTGTGAAAATCCTGGGTAGTAATCTAGATCTCCTTGGTAAAAACTAGGACCGTATGCTTCATTAAAATTTGATGAAGACATTACAAGTATACTTTGATCTAAAGGCCCAAATCCACCACCAGTTGATCCTGTAAATACCCAAAATGGGGCTTGAGCTTGATTAGCTTCAGCTAATAAATGGTCATAAGTTCCTTGACCTTGGATTATAGCAGGGGTATATTTTCCTGAGTAATCAATAGGAAAAAATAATCCTTGTTGGTATTTTCTACTTGCATTTTTAAATTCACCTTCTATTTTCCAACTAATTCTATCTCCAGATTTAATTTCATATCTACCAGAATTTGCTTTTATAATCCACTCTAATGCTAAAACTCCTTCACCATTTTTGGGTTTTCTTTTTCTCATTAAACCCAAATCAAATAAAGTTTCAAACATTTCCCAATCAACTTGACATATGATGCCTCCTCCAGGAACATTTATTTTAGTATATTTCCATTTATTAAGAAACCATGATCTTTTTCTTTTTTGTTTTTTAATTTGGGTTATAGGAATATTTTGATAAGTAAACCACCCATAATCATCTACATCTTCTATTAAAAAAACTTGTCCACTATCAGTATAAACTTTACAATCAATACTTTCAAGGTTGAATGGTTGTTGAGTATCATCATTACTACCTGTAAACATTTTTAATGAAAAAGTAAGTTCATCACGAGTATTCTTTGTTTCACTTACATAAGAAGTTACAAAAGAAGTATTTAAAGATATAATTTGTTCATTATCTAAACCTTCCCCTGTAGTACCCCAATCTCCATCAGTATACGCAGCAGCTT